CGAGCGCGACCATCGTCCGTTTCCGCGCCAGCTCGACGCGGGCCTTGTCGATGTACTGGAGCTCCGACGCACTGGGCGGCAGGCCGAGCACGCGGACCTTCACGAAGTCGGAGTCGATCCCGTAGTCGACGATCTGCTGCGCGATCAGCTCTTTGTTGGTGAACCGCGACGTGCGGCTGTCGACGCGGCGCCCGTTCCAGCGCGCTTTGAGCGAGCCGAAGCAGACGCGGTAGAACTCGCCGGTGTTGCGGACCGGCTGGCCCCACGCAAAGAGCATGGGTTCGCCGTCGGTCAACCCGCCGTACGCCGTCTCCCAAATCTTGTCCGGGACCTCGGAGGCCTCATCGAACAGGTACCAGGACGTCGACGTCCGCGCGTGCTGGCCGGCAAAGGCCTGCGCGTTCTGCGCTTTGCAGGTTTGCGCGACGAGCTTCCACGTATCGGGAAAGGCTTTGCTGTAGATGCCGCGCTCCATGATGTCGAACCAGGGCGCCGTCAGACAGAGCCGCGTCCAGTACTGGATCGCGGCCCAGGTGCGCTCGCTGAGCTGCGTCGCCGTGCCGGCGGTGACGGTGCCGATACTGTGCGGCCTGGTCGAGAGCACGAAGTCGGCGAGCCAGCCGCCCATCGCGCTTTTCCCGGTGCCGTGGCCCGACGTTTCGTTCATCAGGATCGGCATCACGGGATCGGTGCCGTTGAACTGCCGCGCGGTGATTTCCTCGCCGAGCGCCGTCAGGAACTCGCGCTGGTTGTCATCGGGGCCGACTTCGTCTTCGAGCGGGCCGCCGGGCTCCAGCCAGGGATAGGCGCCCATCACGAACCGCAGCGGATCGTCATAGCAGGACGCGACGAACTCGTCGATCGCGCTCTCGACATTCGCTGCGGTGAGCGCCTCGTCGGACGTCACTTCTTCCCGAGCCGTTTTCTGGCGGCCACCAGGCGGGCCACGCGGCCGCCGGCATCGACCACCTCGACCCGATCCACCAGCAGCCGGAAGTGCTTCGCGAGAATCTCGAGCGCGTGCACCTTGTCCCACAGCTTGAACTTGTGGATCGTGTCGGTCACGCCGTCCCCCGCTTTCGCGTTCTTGATCAGGACCTCAAACCCGGCGAGACACGCGCCTTCGTCGACCGAGAGCTGATGCGGATGCTTCGCGTCGCCGGCGGCCGTCCAGTAGTCGCGGCCGTTGACGAACGCGACGCGGCGCAGCTCCTCGAGCACGGCGGCGGCGCTGAGCGCGGCCTTCGCGAGCTGCTGCGACTTCCCCGCCATGATGGCTTTGCGCACCGTGGGATGCTGCAGGAGCTGGTAGCCCAGCGAGGACGCGGATTTCTTGGAATAGCCGGCGCGGATCGCGGCGTTGGTCGCGTCCAGGTCCACGAGATATTCGGCGACGAAGCGCGCGTGTTTCGGTGTCAGCGGCGAATCTCCCCGGGGCGTTGTTCGTCTTCGATCAGGTCCGCCCGGTCGTCGTCCAACTCGATCCCGTCCAGATGGCGCCGGGCAGGCGGGCGCCCGATCCGACCGGCGGCGGTCGACGCGAACGACATAGGACCTCCCAGGAGTGGAACCGCCGAGGAACGGCAACGCGGGCGATCGGCGAGAGCTTGATCGTCTGTCGATTTGGACGGCCCCGCACACCCCCGGCACGCCTAACTACACAGAACGCCGCCTAACGACACCGCCGCGGGTGCGAAAATACCCGTGACAGGCTTTACCCTGTTCAGGCCGCCCCATGCTGATCGATCCGCTGCTGGCCCCGGCGAAACTGCTCGAGGTCTCCCACGTCGCGCACCGACTCAGCGCGAGCCCGGGCTTCGTGCGACAGCTCATCCGAACCCATCAGCTCCCCGCGATTCGTATCGGCACCCGCTGGCGCGTCGATCCGCAGGACCTGCAGGCCTTCATCAACGCGCGCCGGGTCGCGGCGCTGCAGCAGGTGATTCAGACCCAGGAAACCGCGCTGGATGTGGAGTTGGGCCGCCTTCCCCGCGGCCGGGACGGTGTGCGGGACCCTAGCCGGTCGACCAGCGTCGTGCCGCTGAAAGCGAGCGCCTGAGATGGCGACCGGCACCTTTACCAACTATCCGCGCCTGGTCGTCGCCCTCCCGCCGCTCGTGCGCAAGCAGCGCAAGCTCGCCGCGACGATCGCCGCGGTCGCCGACGCGGTGAAGGACGAGAAAGCCGTCCGCGCCGACATCGATGCGCTGCTCGTCGCCGCGGGCCTTACGAAGGGCGAGCGCGTGACCTGCGCCGGCTACGACGTCACCCACAACGAGCGCGACGGCCAGTCCAGCATCAACGGCGACGTCTTGACCGAGCAGCTCGTCGCCGCCGGCGTCGATCGCGGCCTGGTCCTCGACACGATCGCCAGCGCCACGGACACCGGCAAGCCGAGCGCCTTCGCCACGGTGACGCCGAGCAAGGGCGCCCAGGTGCGGCCATGAAGTATCCGCGCGCCGTTGACCGCGTCCCTTATTCCGCGATGATCGCGAGCCGCGACGAACCCGTCTACCCGCCGGTGCGCCCGTACCGCTTCCGGATCCGCACGCGCTGGCTGATCGTCACGATTCGCACGCGCACGACCTGGGCCGACGTCTGGCGCGATGCCCGGTACCTGCTGTGCGGCTGAGACCGAAGCCGCTCCGTCCGAAACCCCGGCCCCGCCCACCGTCGATCGGCGAACGGCTGGATCATTTGCACGCCGTCCTCCACTCGCTCGTCACCCTCACCAAGCGCCTCGACCGGCGCGTAGGAGACCTCGTTATGGCCCTCGCTGACATGAACGCCACGCTCGCGAAGATCGACACCGCCACCAACGACATCGCGGCCGACATCACCGCCTTGAAAGCCTTGATCGTGCCGGGGATGCCGCAGAGCGACGTCGACGCCGTGCAAGCGAAGCTCGACGCCGCGGCCGCCCGCCTGGAAGGGATCGCCGCCGACACGACGAACCCGGTGCCGCCGGCCGTCTGAGTGCCGATGCGGTGTTTTACCGACGGGGAGATTCGACAGGGGGTGATCGCCGTCCGGTTGGCGGACGGCGCGGCCGACTTGTTCGAGGTGTTCCTGCTGGCGGCGGTGACGCCGACGGGGACGCCCGCGCTCACGGGGAAAGGATCCGCCGATGCCGAACGACGCGTCGAACCTCCCGGCCGGCACGCCCGCGCGTGACCGGATGCTGCAGTTCTTCGCCTACGACCATCTCCCGGCCAAGCTGCGCGACGTCAGTCGCCCGTTCGGCGACCTGGCGGACCTGATCGTCGCCACGCTGCCGAGCAACCCGGAACGCACCGTCGCGTTGCGCAAGTTGCTGGAGGCGAAGGACTGCGCGGTACGGGCGGTGTTGTTCGAGTGACGCCGACGCCTGGACCGTGGACCGTTCTGCCGGGTGTGTGCCGGATCGACCATCCCGACACGTCGGCCGACGTGCGCGGCCCGAACGGCGAGCATGTCGCCGACTGCGGCTGTCATGACCAGGCGGCGGCCAATGCGGCCCTCATCGCGGCGGCGCCGGATCTGCTCGCGGCGGTCCGGCGCGCGTTGGAGGACGGCGGGATGCTGATGGGCGCGACGCGCCGTGGCGAGATGCGACGAGCGCTCGCGAAGGCGGAGGCGGTGACGGTCTTTTCCGGCGCGGATGCGGGGACCGCCGCACTCGGCGCTGCGAGGCCTCCGTCTCCGACTCACCCGCCCGGTCGGGATCGCGGGTGATCGTCGGCCCGTCTGTTGCTCCGGGATCCCTGCGCATGGCGAAAGCCCAGCTCCGTGATGACGGCGACTTCCCCGTCGATCGATCCGTCCCCTCAGAAACGGCGGCCGCCCTGGTCGCCGAGATCCAGCGGCTCTACCGGCTGCTCGACGCCTTGCCGTGGCGCGATCACCCCGGGATCCACCGGGCCCGCGCCGCCGGCACCTACACCGGCGGCAGTCTGGCCTACACCGCGATCGAACAGCAGATCCGCCGCCACGCCGCCCGCCATTGGCTCCTGACGAGCGGCGTCCAGATCAGCGCGACCCCGCCGCCGAGTCAGGACCAGGCCCGCGATCCGC